CCAAACCATCAGCATATGTTTTAAGCCAGTCTTTTCTGGAACTTAAATCAATTTCAAAATCACTTAATAAATCAGATGCAACTTCCACCAAGATATCAGGGTCTTCTTCTATTATTTCATCTACAAGATTTATATAAAAATCATCTTCCTCTTCTTTATCATCATCGAATACTGCAATTCCCAAAGTTGTTTGTTGAATTTCACCTTCAGGAGAAACATCAAACTCCATAGCGGTATCTAAATCTCCCTGATCTCCCTCCAACTCAGAAACAGGTCGTCCATCAGGAAGGACTATCTCCAATTCAGGCGCGGCTGGATTTATAGCCATAAATGTTACCTATGTGATGCTCTGGTATGACCTTTACGTGCAATACCATCAATAGATTTTTTGCGGGAAGATTTAACAGTGCCGCCTTTTTTAAATTCAAGTGGCTTGCCTTCTCTTTGAACACGTCCTCCTCTTCCTGTTATAGCCTCTGTACCGCGCCTGCTTCCTTCTCTTATCCTTGCACCTTGCGCCGCAAGTTCATCCAAGTCTGTATCTTTTATATGGCGTTTGATATCTCGCTGTTCCAGATCAACCCTAGCTTCCGACTTCTTCGCCTTCGCTTTCTGCATGCTTTTAACCCATGCCTTAGTTTTGACCCTATTTCCTAAAGCCTTTGCAGCCTTTGCAGATGTTCTCGCTCCTGCCGCACCTACCCCTAAAGTCCCTCCAATAATAGTTGCAGCTCTTTCTCCAGCAGTTTTCCCTAAAAGCTTATCTATTCTCGGACTTCCCTTTTTAGAAACTCGTGTGGGTTGTTTTAATTTCCTTCTCAGATACCCCATCGCAGCACCACCAGCAGCACCACCAGCACCAGTAGCGGCGATGGCTGCTGCTGCTTTATCAGCAGCAGTAAATGGTGTCGGTACTCCCTCTGGTTGCTGTATTCTTACCCGTTTAGCTGCTTTCTTTTTAGCTGCTGCTGCTTTCTTTTTAGCCAACTTTTTAGCTGCTGCTATTGCCAATCTTCCTCCTGTTACTACACCGCCTGCGACATAAGGTTTAACATCGCCGCCTTTTTTATACTTGCCTTTTTCTTTATTGGGTCTAAAGCCATAACCAACAGCACCAGCAGCAGCACCGGCAGCAGCACCGGCAGCACCGGCAGCACCGGCTTCTAATGCTGTGACTTTGGCCCTTTTGATAGCTTTTGACTCAGCAATTTCTTTGGCAATTTCTCTGGCTTTGGCAATTTTAGCTGCTGCTACTCTTGCTCTCTCTAGCTTCTGCTGTTGCCCTACATAAGAATTAGCTGCTTTCTTTTTAGCTGCTGCTTCTGCTCTCTTTTTAGCCAACTTTTTAGCCAACTTTTTAGCTGCCCATTTTGCTACTGTACCGCCTAGGACATAAGGTTTAACATCGCCGCCTTTTTTCAGACCCATCGTTGCCCGCTGCTGCATCATTGTTGGCACAACGCGTCGAGGCGCAACACGGGGTGGCCCTCCAACATTTCGAAGGGCATCTTTAGCAACATTGACTTGTCGTGTAGCAGTATTAATTTTTACTGCGGAAGCTTTAACTCTTCTTAGCCTATTTAAATTTCTTGTAGCCTCAGCAACTGCCTTTCTAGCACTCACAAGACGTTTAGATGCAAGTGCAGCCTGTACTGCTTTTGCACCACTAGCAACACCCCTTGCTGCAAGTCCTGCTCCCGGTATTACTGTAGCAGCACCGCCAACAATGTTTGCTGTTCTTTCCCCCGGAGTCGCTCCTAACGCACCTGCAAATCTTTCACTTGGACCCGGTCCTCTAGAAAGTCGTCGGGGTTGCTTTAAAAAACCGTTAGCCATAATCAGTCACCCTTAATAATAAACTGCTCGATTAGTATGCAGTTTATACTGCCAAAGTTCCTTGGCAGTATATTCATCTTCTGGTTCATCCATCGTTGTCTGGATATAACCGCCTTTACGAAATCGTAGAAGCGCCATTGATGTCGAGTCAACATAATCATCATGTTCACCCGATGGGAAGCTGGCAATTTCTTCTATTACTTCCTCTGCCCATCTCTTGGGCGGATACCATACTCTTCCTGATGCAAAAATATCAGATACCGCGTTCAATCGGGTAATTTTGTCATTACCTCTTGTCGGCGTAAATTCCTGTACCGGAATGCCCATCGAACGCAACTCATATATAAGAGGTGCGCCACTCGCTTTTTTCTCAATGATGATGCTATCCGGTTTCCATACCCGATACTCTTCCATTACAAGCCGTTTTAGCTCTGGAAACTCCAGCCGATCCCGATAAGCATTCAATAAAATGATGTTTGCCTGTAGCGAACCCTTTAATAACTTGTTTCTTTCGTTTTCTGCGTCGTTATCAAAGTTGGAAGGGACATCATTAGCCTGATAAAAGATGCCCCACACCGTACAGGCACTGTAATCAGCCCTAGTATTGCGCTCAAATGCCGTATCCCACGACATTAATACAAAATCACACGCAGGTGGGTCTTCTTTTTCCCAAAGTTGCCACCATTCACGCTTAACAATGGCGCTTACTTCGGAAGTGGGGTCTTGTTGGTACTGTGCAGACCACTTAGAGTGCGGAAGCTCATTTCTGAGCGTATTTAACTCCTCAAGCGGCCAAAATTCAGGCCAAAGTGCGTTTCCTGACGGCATAATTGCAGGAAATTCAATAACTTCCCACTCTTCACCGTCCCTTTGTATGCTGGATTTAACAACTTTAGCCGTTAAGTCGCGTTTACTCCACCGCGTCATCACTATCACGATAGCTCCGCCGGGCTGAAGTCGCTGACGGGGGCCGGATGTGTACCATTCGTAGGTTTTATCGTAAATTTCAGGGGTGGATTCGGCTAAAGTCGCCTCTTGCTCACTATGCGGGTCATCAATAATGAGTAAATCAGCACCTTTACCCGTTACTGCACCGCCTACGCCAATAGCAAAATAGTCTCCGCCAAGGCTGGTATTCCATCTTCCTGCCGCTTTTGAGTCCGCTTGGAGGGCTGTATCGGGGAAAATATCCCTATACTCGTCTTTATTGACCAGATTACGCACTTTCCGACCAAATCCCACCGCTAATTCCGCTGTATGGGAGGTTTGAATGACCTTTTTATGCGGAAATCTGCCCAAAAACCACGCCGGAAGCAGATAAGATGCGAATTCTGACTTGGTATGACGCGGCGGCATGTTAATAATCAGGCGTCTACACTCACCTCTTAACACGCGCTCAAACGCATCCGCTATAATTTCATGATGTCGCCCCAAAATAAACTCGGGCCACATCAGTTTTACGAACTCTATAAAGTCTGACTGTGCAGTTTCCTTAGTTAACAACTCTTCATAAGTTGTTAAGTCATTGAAAATGTCCTGTTGTTCCTTCTCGCTCAAATGCGGAAGTAATTTCAACAGGTTATTTAATTCAACAGTAGTTAACTGTGGGAGCAGCACTTCCGACTTGTTATAGGGTCGCGTTTCCTTGGCAACAGCACTCATTATCCGGCCAGCGCCCACCAGCACTCGACCGCAGCACAGGCTTTGGCTCCTTGCTGGAGTAAAACTGCCACACCGCCCGCCGTGATAATACTTCCTGAATCAATGATTAGCGTCGGATTAACCAGATGCGTCGTCAGCTTGTCCGCTGCGTCGATGACTTTATAAGCATTGCGATTCAGGCTAAAAAGCACGGAGTCGGGAGTCTCAACCAATCCCGTCAGCACCGTGATCCCAATTTTTGCATTGTCATTTACCAACACAGCCGCAGTTAAGTCCTTCTTATTGAAGACGAACATATGCGCCCCTTTCCCATCCATCCGGTGAACCATGCCTTTTTTGGCGCTGATTACGAACAGCAGCTTGACCTTGGTTTCCGATGGCTGAGCCTTCAGTTGAGTAACCAGATCATCAAGCGTCTGCGGCGGAGCCGGTGGAGCAGGGGTCTTGGAACACGCAGGGAGTAAAACCAGCATCAACACGAGAATTTTCAATAAAATCATGTCTCTTCCTCGTCTACAGCAACTTCACTTTCAACTTCACTTTCAATTTCACTTTCAATTTCCTCTAATTCAACTTCACTTTCAACTTCTTCGAATTCAGCATCCTGTACATTACTTCCCATAATACCCATTAAGCGACCAATCTTATCTTTTATCGCATGTTGCAAGGAATCCGTGGTATGCGTAATGTTAATCTCCGTTTTCTCGGAGAATAAACCTACGTCGGAAATCTTACCCAATAGCTCCAAAGCCCGTATTTCATGCTTGGTATCTCCACATTTGGATTCTTCAAGCAGTCGATTCGTAATATAAGTGCGTAGCTGCGCCGTATCGTCAATAACCTTCTTATCGTACTCACTTAATATGGTAGCAAGCTTAACTGCTGTATAAGTATCAAACAATCCAGTAGGAACAACGCTTGTAGAGCCATCCGGTTTCTTAGGTCTACCGGGACCACGTTTGGTTTCACCCGTCAATTCATCAACTATTTGTACATCCGTGGATTCCATCCCGAATGCCTGTTGAAATATATGCGTAGGGTCAAGAATACCTGCTGAAGTTTCTGATTCTCCTTCTGCAATATCAATATCTTCCGACATCCCCAGTTTATTTAATAACTTAGCTGTATTAGCTGCTGTCCTTACTCCTTCTTTTAAATCAGTAATGATTTCTTCTTTACGTGGATAAGAAGGGGGCAATGGAACATCGAAACTAGGTTTTACCAATACCGGCTTTTTATTGGGTAGGTCAGGTACGGGTTCCTGTGTCCATT